GGTTTGGGACCAGGCGATGAGTACGACGGCTATGCCCGGACAACCTGATCCGACCCGGAAACAGCTGCAAGACGCAGGGGTGTTTGCACAGGCGGATGCGCGGGTCCGCACCATCACCCAGCAGTTCAACGAGATGATGTATCAGGCCCTTATGGCCTCGCAAGCCACGATCATGGGAGCGGGCGCGGCTGCGGTGGAGTTGGGGGTACCGCGCGAAGCGGTAGGTGCGGCGCTGGAAGTGTTCCCAGCGGGCCGGTTGACGGGACTGCCACGGGTGGCGGGTGCGCCTCTTGGCGCTCCGACGCCTACGATGGGACGGCTGCTGCCACGCGGCGCCCCGCTCGATCTGGATGTAGCCGCAGACCTTGGGGTCTTCGGACGCCGCTCATCCGAGCTTACCGCGGCAGAGCGGTTCGCACCAAACGCTGATGTGTCACTTACGGTGCAGGGACGGACTGCGGAAGCCCCGATAGTGGGCGAGCCAGTCGCTACTCAGGGCGAGGCGCCGGGAGCGTTCCCATCGCGACCTCCTGAAATGCCACCCTTCACGCCCCGCGAAATAGCTGCCACCCTCGACCCGCCGCTCTTCGAGGCATACGACAACTTCACCGCGATGCACGCGGAAACGCTGCGCCTCATCAACGAGGAGGCCGAAGCGCGCCGCAGCCATCCGATCGCTGTGGCCGCGCAGGAGTACATCGACCAAACGCTGGCGAAGGTGGGCGGGGTCGAGTCGCGATTGACCAATGCCCAACGCGGGCGGATCGCGGAGACGCAAGACGCCCTTGATAGTTACCTGCATGAACAGACGCCCGCGATGGCATTCCTGCGGCAGCGCCTCGTGGAGGCCGATGAAGGACTGCGCACGCTGGGACCGCAGGTCGGCACAGCTATTCGCGACGCGACGGAGGCCGCTCACGCGCCAGAGCCAACGGTCGTCGCTCCAAGTGGAGCCAAGACGACCATTAATCGGTTGCCTGGTGGCGGATTCGAGGTCGTCGTAGACACGCCGGAAGGTGTGGGACGACTGGCTGCGGTTACACCGGAAGCGGCTGCGGCCCAGGAAGCGCGCCTCAAAGCGGCTTATGCGCAGCGATCGGCTATTTTGGCTGCGAAGACGGATGCGGAGGCAGGCAAGCCGTTGCCCTATCGGGTCAATAACGCTGGCAACGTGTCGGTGGTGATGGATGGGGAGCGGGTTCGTCTCAGCCTTACGGGCGAGGAGCGAGCGACGCTTCGCAACGCGGAGCAGCGGCGGAATGCCTCCGTGAGGGCAGAGGATGTGGTGCGGCACGACGCAGATGTGCAGATTATCCTGCGCCGTGGAGTGGAACGCCTGCGCGCCGAAGCATTGCCGATACGCCTCGAAGAGAAGCCGGGAATAGCAGCGGCAGCTGTCCGTCTCGAGAAGGAACTCACCTCGACCGGCAACCTCTCGACAAGTGACATCCAGCGCGACTTCGCGGTAGGCTTTACGGAGGCCAACCGCATCCGTGACAGGATGATTGGGAAGAATGCGGAGAAGCTGCGGACGCTGTACCAGCGCAACGGGACCATATCGACCGATGCAGCCCGGAAGCTGGTGTTGGCAGGGCGCCCGGAGGCCGAAGCAAAGGCCGCTGCCCACATCCTCCAGTCGATGTACGAGGCACATGCGGCCCGGTTCCGTGGGGAACTGGGTAGTGCTTGGGACATCTATCAGCGCGAAGGGCCAAATGTAAGGGGGCCAGGGCAGCGCGGTACGGCCCGCGAAACAGGAACTGTCCTCGAGCAGCCCGCGCGCGGCAAGATCCGTCTCGCCGATCCATCAGACCCTCGTGCAGCCCGTTCCCTCATCACATTCTTCAAGAACGCCGACGCCTCGACCTTCATACACGAGACGGGCCATGATTGGCTCGAGCGCCTCATGCGAGATGCCACTCACGGTAAAGCTCCGCGCGACCTGATCGACGATGTGGCAGCGATCCGTGAGTGGCTCGGGGTTCGGGAGGGCAAACCGATCCCAACCGCTGCCCACGAACAGTTCGCGTCCGGGTTCGAGCGCTACTTGTTGGAAGGCACTGCGCCGTCGAAGGGGTTGGCGCGGGTCTTCCAGCAATTCAAGGAGTGGCTCACCGCCATCTACCAGGGCGGGATACAGGCCGGGGTGCCGATCAACGATCGCATCCGACAGGTGTTCGACCGGATGCTCGTGCCGGAGCGAGAGCCAATCATAGCGCCTGAGCGTCCACCGCCCCGCGACCCGGCCGCTGAGGCGCGGGCCACACCACCGCACCTCGCCGCCGACAAGGCCGACGACTTGTTGGCCGAGCGCGAAACCGCGAGTAGGCAACTGAGAGCGGAGATCTTGGATGGAAGACGAGCTGCAAGGAGCGGCCCAGCGCGAACTGGGGTATCTGATGGAGGTGTCGAAGACCCAAAAGCTGTCTTCCGAAGAGAGGCAGGTATTGGACCAGATGATAACGTCGGCGAAGGTAGAACTGTATCTTCGAGAAAAAGCGAAACGCCATCAGAAACGGGAGATGGATACGGGCCTGCCGACCGTCCCCTCATAGATTACGAGGGGAACATTCGGGTCGAGAACATCGAGACTTCTGACGATGTACGGCAAGTGATTGTGGATGCCTCGGGGGAGCGGAGCGGGTTCATGGAGGCCCGACGCAATGTCCTCACGGATGCGGAAACTGTTCGGCTCGCGGAGGACTTGGGGGTTGACCCGAAGCTGATCGACAAGTGGGTAGTTGGACAAGCATGGACTGCGGAACAGGTCATGTTCGCACGCAGAGTGTTGCGGGAGTCCGCCACCTACGTCCGCGATCTCGCCCTCAAACTTTCGACGAAGGCCGACGAAACCACCCTGCTCGACTACGTTCAGGCTCGTCAGACCCACATGATGATACAGGAAGCGGTGTCGGGGGCGACCGCTGAGGCGGGCCGTGCGCTGCGTGCCTTCAGATTCCTTCGCGCTGAGGGCGACCTTAATGAGCTTGGCCGCTTTCTGAAGAGCGGACTGAATAAAGATATGGAAGCGATACGGAACGAGGCCCGAGAGCTGTCGCAGCTGGCTATGCCGGAACAGATCAACAAGTATCTGTCACGGATGAAAAATGCAAGCTGGAGCAAGATGGCAACGGAGGCGTGGATCAACGCGCTCGTGTCGGGACCACATACTCATATGGTAAACATTGGAACTAACGCGGGGGTGATGCTCGGAGCGCCGGTTGAAGCGGGAGTGGCTGCGGTAGTTGGACGGGTGTTCCGCTTCTTCGGGCGCGAGCAGGGTGTTACTGCTGCGGAGATGATCGACAGGGCGCACGGCATCTCGATGGGTTTTGTGGACGGGCTTCGAGGGGCCGGCGCCATCCTCAAGGACGAGCGGCAGATAGATGTTTACAATCCACTGGAGGTAGGGGAACGCAATATTCCTGGGATAGTGGGAAAAGGTGTGCGATTGCCAGGACGCTTCCTCGCGGCAGAGGACAAATTCTTTAAGGCAGTAGCATGGCAACAAGAGATCAATGTGCAGGCACGCCGTATAGCCCTCAGCGAGGGACTGAGCGGTGACGCCCTCGCTTCTCGTATCGAGGAATTGCGCGGCACACCGACTCCGGAGATGATTGGAGAAGCAGTTAAGTTTGAGCGTTACCAAACGTTCCAAACCGCGCTCGGTAGCAAGGCACAGTGGCTGTTAGACCTGGCTGCAGTAAGCCCATTGATGCGTCTCGTTCTGCCGTTCGTCCGAACGCCTGTCAACCTTCTCAAATACTCGTTAGAGCGCGGCCCACTTGGCCTGTTGTCGAAGCAGGTATGGGAGAACATGACCGGAGTAAATGGGGCTGTGGCGCGGGATACCCAGATTTCAAGAATGCTTGTAGGGAATATGGTGGGGATCGGTGTTGGGTATATGGCACTGAACGGATTGATAACAGGTGGTGGTCCACTCAAAGACGAAGAACAGATGACACTGCGAATGACTGGATGGCAACCGTACTCCGTAAGGATCGGCGACATCTCGGTTAGCTACCGCCGCTTCGATCCCTTCTCTAATACAGTAGGGGTAGCAGCGGATCTGGCTTCGCTCGCAAAGTATTGGGTGACGGAGAAAGACGAGTTTGGACGGGATTTTGAGGCGGATCGCTTTGCGACGCTCGCAGGCATGACTATCTATCGGAATATGATCGACAAGCTATCGCTACGTGGGATTACTGGGCTGGTATCAGCCACGATGGACTACGAACGGAATGGGAAGAGTTTCATTAATGGGCTGGTAGGATCGGCAGTGCCTGGAGTGGTAGGGCAAGCGGCCCGTGCCCTTGATCCGTTTGAGAGGGAGATGCGGAGCGCCTGGGAGTCTGTTCAGTCGCGGTTGCCGTGGATGCGCGAGGATCTGATGCCAAAGCGTGATCGTTGGGGAGAACCGTTTGTCGCCGGGGCCATCGGTCCACTCCAGATGAAGATGGTCAACGAAGACCCAATTAACCGAACCCTCCTCGAGCTTGGCGTCAACGTGGATCAGCCCCGTCGCCAGATTGGTGGGGTAGATCTGACCCCTCAACAATACGATGACTACACCCGCGTCAGTGGACGGCTCGCCAAGACCATGCTCGATGGGATCATCGGCGACCGTTTCCGCTCGATGCCTCCCGGCGCACAGATCGACACGATTAAGAGTGTCGTTAATCAGGCACGGGCTATGGCTCGTTCTGAGGTGCGTATCGGAAGCATGAATACCGAAGATGACCTCATAGAGAAGGGCCAAGAGCTGCGGCTGCGTGTGTTGGAGACAGGGCACTGATGTTCGACGACCTTGCGAAGCGGGTCGAACGGGCTGTTGGGAGTCAGTGGGCGTTCTTCCTTGCTTTGGGCACCGTCCTCGTATGGGCCACAACCGGACCACTCTGCGGGTGGTCCGACACTTGGCAACTCGTCATCAATACAGGGACCACCATCGTGACCTTCTTGATGGTCTTCTTGATCCAGGCTACCCAGTCGCGAGACACCGCCGCTATGCAGATAAAGTTGGCGGAACTGTTGCGTGCGGTCGAAGGGGCACGAACGGAGCTGGGTACTATCGAAGAGTTACCATCCGAAGAGCTCAATGAGCTTCGGGAGGAGCTTCGTCCTTGATGTGGGCGCGACAGTATTCGATTGCCTCTGCGTGAGCAGCCATGTGTGCGCCACGGATCACTTCATCTCCTGTTCCATCGCGCGCTTCCACATACTTCTTCTCGTGCCAGAGGACCATAGTGCGGTAAACATCATTTTCAGACACCTTACGCTGCCGCCTGAGGCTTTGTCTTAACGACGTACCCGCCCGGTATCTCGAGAACCCGGATCATCTTGGCCTTGACCATCAGCTCGAATATCCTTTGCACATGCGTAGCGGGGGCGCGACTCGACAACCACTCGTGGACAAGGTGCATCGGCACGCCCTCGTCCTTGGCACGGATGTTCTCGGTCATTACCCAATAGATGCAGTCGGTGATTACTTGGGCGTCGCCGCCCGAGGACATAGCGGTGAATACGTCTGGCATTGCCTTTTCTACCTCTATCATCAAGTCGATGGCGGACATAACATCTGGAAGGTCGATGTACTCGGTGCCGCGATCGATGGCACAGATCATACATAGCTTGAGGAAGTGGACCGGGCGTCGGGTATTGTAATGCATCAGCCGGGGGTGCGTCGGTTTCGGCAGGAGAGCGATGCCGTGGTCAGTAACGATGTCGAACTCACGTCTGTTATAATCCTCCGCTAGGAGGATGGCGCGCTCGGTCCAACTGATCTTGCCGGAGCGTTCACTGATTTTACGGAGATCGTGGATCAAGGCGTCGCGGAGCCGGGCGTTGCCGTGATGTGGGTTGGACTCGGCTAGGTCGAACTCCTTGATCTCTACTTCGCCGGAGTAAGCAATGCATACGCGGGACAGGAAGCCTTCGTTCCACGCAGAGGCGGGCATCGCGGAGGTGAGGAACCCTGGCGTCGTGCAAGCCACGAGGTTGACGTTGGGGTTGAGGATGGGTTGGAAGTCCTGTTTGGCGGAGCGGCGGCGCTCGGTATAAAGATGGCCATCGTAGAGGTGAGTCAAGGTGTTCATGAAGTCGCTGTCGTAGCTCGGGAGTAGGGCGCCAAGTTCCGGCGCCGCGATCAGGAGGCTGTTGTAGTCCTCGATCCCGTCTCGGTAGATCGTGCGGGTCGCCTCGCTAAGGCGGTCGATCAGCGCCGCTTTCGTTAAGCTGATCTCGGCAACGTGATAACCCTCAAGGGTGTTCCATAGGCGCCAACAGGCCATGAGGGCGCGAGTCTTCCCGGTCCCCGGTGGACCTACCAGGAAAACGTAGACGTTTGGATAGATGTTTTCGCCCTGGGACCGAAGCCACACCTTGCGCTCCATAGCCCCGGCCACAGTGGCTATGGCTGCCCATCGCCGGTGGATGAGGGGGGATTGAATGCCTTCTGTGTACTCTAGGAACCCTGCCATCCATGATGCAAGCTGTCGATCCGGCATTACGAAGGGAGCTATATTGGTTGCAGCAGCCACAGCACGGCTCCATCAGGGGAAAGAGGGTTTGCGGGTGCGTCGCTGCGGGCGCGCGGGGTCGCTCCACTTGCGGAGCGCATCAGGGTTCGACTTGTCGTCTGACCAATTCCAACCAACCTTCCCCTCTCCGGGGATCATAAACTGACGCCCTCCTTTCAATGTTACGGTCTGTTCGATCTGGGCGATAGCCCACGGCACCACTTCGTCTTCGAGGTGCTCGTGGAATTGGAAGAGAACGGAGTCGTGCACCTGGAGAAGAAGTTGGACACGGTTGGCCCTCCAAAGCGCAAGCAGGCCACGATCGATGGTGTCCGCTGTGATTGATTGGGGTTCGTAGGCGACTGCTTGGCGGATCGTTTCCGCGTCCTTCCAGTCACCGAGGAAGTGCCGCTGCCGTCCCAGGATCGTGGTGATCTGGCGGGTGTCGCGTAGGGCCTCCTGGACCCAGCGCCACCACAGCGGGAAGGCAGGGAACTTCTCAAGATAATTCTGTTGGAAGGACTTGATGTGAGTGATGGGAATGTGTGTCGCACGGGACATTTTATCGGCTTGGCCCTGATAGTTCGTCCCATGTCCCAGGCGCTTTGCCGCGTCACGATAAGTGAAGGATCGATAGAAGAGCTGGTTGGCTATCGCGCGGTCCTCGCTGGGCTGGTCGGTCCACGGGAGGTGCCGGAAGGCTCCGCGCGCTACTTCTGTGTGCAAATCCCCGGACTCACAGGCGTCTAGGTATCGCCCATCGCGGAAGAGGTTCCAGTGGATAGCACCTACGCCACGTGAGTCGCCCTGTTCAAGGTCGATGTTACAGAGCTTCATGCCGGGATCAGCCACGAACACTGATCGAAGGAGGTTCTCTACGTTCTGGAGGTTGGTGCCGGTCCCGAAGTCCGAGTAGCTGGAAGCGAGGCGGCCTGTTGTGGTCCCGGCGATGTTGAACGACGTCCTCAAGCGTCCGTCGGGGTCAACCGCTGTCTGGAGGAACGACACTTTCTTGCCCAAATCCCTCAGGGCGAAGATGTGCCGGATGATTGGCTCGGCCAGCATGTAGCACTCGAGGGCCTCGAGGGCATCGCGGTCGGCCGTGCGCGCACGCTCACTACTGGCGCTACGCTTCCACTGAATTGGGAGTCCTAGTGTGTCGTAGAGAAGGGCGCACATATCCTTGTTGGAGCGCCACGATGAGGTAGCACGCCACTCCGCGAACCCGATCCCGTCGCGAACGAGGGCGTCTAGTTGTTGCTCCAGTAGGACCATCTTGGTGCGATAGTCCGCAAGCACCTCGTCGCGCCGCCATAGATCCACGCGCAAGCCCCGAGTGTTCATCTCAAGGATCGGGCCTTGCAGGTCGCGACTGAAGCGATAGGTTGTGGATGTTGTTGGGGATAACTGCGGGATAAGTGCGCCGAGAACCTCGTGGGTTATGCAGACATCGAGGCCATTATATACCCAAAGAGCATCGTTGTGGGATAGCCTATCAGGGTCAACGGTTCTGGTTGTGATCTTTCGCAAGGTAACGCTCCTCCGTGTTCATGCCCTGCGTTTTGGCGCGCATCTTAGCGTCTAGCATTCCCGATGACCAACCGAGATCGCAGTAGAAACAGATGGCCTCGGCGGCGGGCCACCATGCGTAACCCAGGTCGATACCGAGGAGACGCTCGATAGTGATGTTATCGTCGAGAGCGCCTGGATAAAGCATGTGCGATAAGAAGGGGGCCTCGCTGCGTTTTATCGAGTCTCGCATAGCCGCTATAGCGTAGTTGACGTTTGTGCGAGCCAGCCGTTTGGATGGTGCGCGGAAGGGTGACTCGATAATGACGCGGCGAAAGTCGGTCACAGAGTTTGCCTCCGCAAACGAGCGTGTAGCTGCATATGATACTTGTGGCTGGGACAAATAACAAGTGTGGAGGGGTTGCCCTCGTGATGATGTACAGCGATTCCATAAGGGAGTGGCCGTCCTAATACCTTAGCAGCTCGTTCTCTATGACCGTCATCATATTTTCGTCCTACGGCATATGTTCCAGTACCCCAAGTATTAAACTTAACAGGCGATCCATGCCTGAGCACTCGTTTGTAACACGGCCTGCAATAGCCTTTAGTCCAGGCTCTGTCATGACACTCAGGATTAGCACATTCAACTCTATGCGTTACCCAATCACCAGCCCTTTGAAGCGGATCACCGTGCCGACGCCAGCGTTTGTAGTGCATATCGCACATGCCTTTAGATACTGACAGTCTACTACACTCTGCGACTAAGCACTTCATTGGTCTTCTCTCTTTAAGGTTGCTCTGTGACGCATTTGCTTCCACGAGCTTTCATCTGTGTATAGGCTGCCAAGAAAGCTAAGGCTTTTCTGCACTTCTGGTTGGAGGGCGTGATGGAGTAGCATTGTGTCATGAAGGCAATTTGCCACTGTAATGCCGTATCCTCGCCAGATATAATGGAGGTCGTATAGGCCGTTTTGAAAGACTTTAGGCACTGGCAGTCCGCAAATTCGTCGGACCCATCCCCAAACGAGAGGCTCATCGACTTCGCTCCAATAGGAATTGTCGCCCCGAGAGGCGTCCCAGATCGGGACCACAAGTGCCGACTGCGGCTCCCACGCGAAGCCGATGCAGGTGATCTGGCCCTTGGCGGTCTCGATGTCTACGGCCACAAGTTTTGCGCGCTCGATCTGGCGGAAGGCATCGGCGAGGTCATCGAGGTTCTCGGGTATATAGATGGTGCGGTCAGGACGCTCGACCGTGGCGGTGCCCGACTCGCGCTGGGCCTTAGCTAGATCCGCTACTACGATAGGGCGCATATTCGCTGCGCCACGCAACAGGTAGGCCGGATGGAACGTAGCGAGGAACTTTCCGTATGGCGTATCGCTGATGGTGCCACGCTTACGAGTGATCTGGCCCGCACCGGTAGCAAACCACAGTGCCGTAGCTCCAAGGCCGACCAGGATGTTCGGCTGCCACTCAGCAAGCTCGGCGCGAAGCCGATCGAGCTCCGGATAGAACTCGGCGCGAAGGTACTTGCCGACGCGGATGGGCGGCAGCCCATCGTGGCGAGGGCCGCAGAGCGCATCGATGCGGTTGGATGGGGGCTGGAAATTGAAGACGTTGGTCAACCGGATGCCCTCTTGGGCAAGGAGGGCATCGCGGCGACGGTACTGTCGAGACCAAAGGGCAGCGGAAAGATCGCGCCCATTCGAGACGACACCTGCTTCCGATAGGAGTTTGATTAGTTGGGCACCGCTCGCACCGACGAAAGGTGCGCGGGCCTCGGCCTCGTTGGTACCGTAGGCTTCGCCCAGCAGGACCATGCGAACGCTCAAGGCGCGGTCTTCTCAAGGGTGCAGCGAATAAGATCGTGGACAAGCTGGATGGCGCGGCGCGGGCTAACGACCACAGTAGTAGTGCCCTCTTGTGTGTAAGTGATGATCTCGATGTTCTCCACGAGGCGCACGATGACGCGATCAGGGTTCGAGAGCACGTCGCGCAGCGTCTGCGTACTCCGGGTTGGACTCAAGTCCGAAGACTTCTCGGGCGCCGAGGATGCGGGCGGCTCGGAGGGCGGACCCGCTTCCGCAGGTGGGATCGAAGAGTCGGGTGTTTCCATCGACGCACATCTCGAAGAAGTGTTGGAGGGCAACGACTGATTTCTCGTGGGAGTGGATGTCTCGGGTTGTTGGGGCGACGATGCTGTTGGCTTTGGTGCGGATGATCTTGCGGTCGTTTCGCCAGCCAAAGAAAGCCGTCTCATAAACTCGGCGTGGTCGTCGCGCAGGGTCTGGAGCGATTCCTTCATTCTCACCTCGTTGCCATACCAGTGGATAATGGTCGAACTTGAAGCCATCAAGGTTTTCGAGCGCTGCCAAAGTTCTAGTGTAGTGTTGAGGGGAGAACCAAAAGAATAGGTGGGCGGACTCAGCGCAGAAGCGGTCCAAGTGGAGGGTTAGGGTATCAAGGAGCGCCCAGTAGTCGTCGGGAGTATCGGTGTAGTCGGCGCGAAGCTGAGAGTTTTGACCCTGGTGCTGGTCCGCATCGATGCCATAAGGGAAATCGCAGTGGATTAAGTTGAATGTGGGACCAGAGTATATGGGTGCCCACAAGTGGAAGTCGGCGGTTAGGATTGGGGACTGGGGTGTATGATTTGATGGGCAAACATCATGTATAGTGCTATCTTTCAATGCTCTGTCTAAAACCCTGACGGCCACATTGTATGCTGTTCGCAATCCACCACTCTTAGCGGCCTCTTTTACCGCCGGTATATTCTTTGCCTCTTCATAAACGAAATGAATAGAGAATGTACTTTTATCTATATTGAGTTCTTCTGCTATCTCACTATCGGTTATATTGGGTCGATCTTCTCTGAGATAAGCCGCTTGCTCCATGTATTGATTGTGTTGCTCTTCCCAACTGAGGTCTTCACGCGCATTGTTTTCTTCGAGCTCGAGCATACGCAATGCGTGCGGATCAAGTTCGTCTGTATATTGGTAGGGGATGTGAGTCCAGCCTAGCTCTCGACAAGCAGTGATACGACCTTCACCCGCTACGAGGATGCTGTTACGGTCGATCACTATAGGATGCAAGAGGCCGCGTCGGGAAATGGATCGCTTCAAGCGCTCGTAGTCCGAACGCTTCTTCTTGCGTATGCGATCAGAGATTGTCACATCGTCGATAGCAACGGAACCAAAGACACCAGATGTCATAGCGATGGTGGGAGGGCTTTCGCCCTCCCCCTCCCTTTAGGTGGCGCGAGCCGTCGAACCAATCTGTGCCATCAGGCGCATAGTCCCATCGTCCGACTGCATCGGATGGTGGGTAATAGAGGCGATTAGCTGTTGACCCGGCACCCGCGACAGCGACTCCTTCAACGGGCCGGAGAGGCCCAAGCTGTTGAGAAGAAACGTCTTGAGCGTTGACATAGCGTAGGGCGACTCCCAAATGGTGTACCGGATAGTTACGTCGTGGAGGGTCTGGTTGGTCGCATCGAGGTAGTCGTGCAAAGCGTCTTGATCGACATCTTCCATCGCACTGATGAGGCGGACGGTGAACTGGACACCTGCCGTCTGCTTCCGGGCGGAGGTGACGTTCTCGTAGTTTCCAACGATCTGCGCCAGGTAGGAGCCGACCGGGATCGGCGGAACCTCCTTGATGTCTTCGATGTTGGTCTTGGCTTCTTGCTCGATCAGTTCGTGTAGATTAGGCATGATGGGGTCTTTCCTGAGTGAGGACTCGTATCTTACATCAATTCGGGGTCTTTTGCAAGCAGTTTTTTGTGTAGACTGCACATTCTCCTTTCATCGCCAGTGACTAAGAAAGCGCCGCTTTGAAGAAGCGAGCAAGGCCGTCCTCCATGTCGAACTCATCTGCCATGTCGAACGACCGGGGATTTTTGAGGTCGATCATGTTGGTAGACCGGGTTCGGATTAACCGGCGCGTTCCGCTCTTCGTAGCGAGGGCAACGGAGGGGAAATAGCTGGGTATCTCCGGGGATATAGCGTTGCCTACTGCGACTGGGAAGCCCTTCGTTTGACCGTCCCGCTCCATGTACTTGACGTGAGCGATCACGATCACGTTGGCTCCAAAGGACTCCGCAGTAACGTAGGCCACCGTATTCATTAGGGCCTGTTGGGCGGTATGGTAGAACTGTTCCGGTCTGACGCCCCGGATCGGTACGCCCTCAGCGAACGTAGCCGCGCCCAGGAGCCCTTTGGCCCACCAATAAGCGGAGCGGGACATCGTAGTGAGGGAGTCGATCACTAGGATGTGCTTCGATCCCCAACTCGAGGGGACCGTCCCGTCTTCCCACAGATCGATCGCCTTCATCGAACCAATATAAGCAGTTGGTACGCCGTCGATGATCGGGCCGTTGGGAGTGGTGCGAAACTTATCTCGGAAGGTCATATACCCAATCGCGCCCAGTTTCTCAGGCGCGGATCGGCGTACCATCTGAACGAGTGGGTCGAGAAGGTTGTCGAAATCGAGGACGCGCAGATGGTAGCCCGCCTTTACGAGGGAGGTCAGGCTGGTAGTTTTTCCGGTCCCTGAGTCGCCGATGTAGAGAAGTTTGACGAAAGAGGAGGATTTGTGGTCGGCCGCTGATGGCATCCTATTGCTCCAAAATGGTGGAACTCGGTCACTATGCACATCCTCTCATCGCGCTAATGGGTTGTCGGACCACTTCTCGAAGAGCGTCTCGAGGTACTGGGGCTGGACGGAGGGGTCCTTGGAACACACTTCGCGGAACGGGCAGCCTCCATACATCATACATGCAGCGTCGTTGAGGGGCCACCCCGCTTCTGCTGCTTCCCAAGTACGGTGTATCCAGTAACGGGCGTCCGAGAGCCACTTGTCGTTCTGGGCAGGAGTGCGGAAGGTGAAGCCGCGCTCAAAGCGAGTAAAGCCAACCGCGATCTGGGCCGCGTCGATCATGACGCCTTTGACGGGCTGGTGCCACACTACTTCCGCCGCGATAGTATAGAGAGACATTTGATCGTCTGGGTTGTATCGGCGGAAGTAATAGCTACCGAGCGTTGCCCCGGTCGCCTTTTGGTCCTGGACGTAGTAGTCGGTGCCGAAAGAGATGATGCGATCGAGATGAACGACCAGCATAATGTCGGCATCGAGTTGGAAGCGGGAGGCAAGCTCGACGGCAGGCTTACCGTTAGGGAGTATGACGGTTTCACATGGATCGTTCTCGTAGGTGTCCAGATACCAAATGATCGATCGGAGGAGAGTTTCCCTCGTTTTGGCCTTGTGCTGGCTATGCCACTCACGGGTGTCCGCTAGGGTGGCGAAACATACATTCTCGAGGGCTTCAGCATGAGTAGTGCCGTCGGCTTTCCAGCGGTGGTACATCTCGAGGGCCTTCGCATAGTGCCACCCGAAGGTCATGTCGTCCGAGGAGGATTTGGGACGCCAGCCCTCAATGACCATATAGTAGTATTTGCGTGGGCAGGCTTTGGCTTTTTCCAAAGAGGTATGATTCCACGCCCACTGACGCCCATCGGGGAGGAATTGGCTTTCAACTTCGATCTGGTCCATCACAATATCCCCAAATCTTTGAGGTCAACAGCAGGCTTAATCGCGGCGCCCTTTCCGGTAAGGACGAAGTTGCGCCGCGCCTCCCGATAGTAGGTGATTAGGCGGTCGATGTCTTGCTTCGAGTAGGAGAAAGGATCGCGGGCGAAGAGTTCGGTGAGGGTTTCTTGTTTCGGATCAGACATCTCTAAGCTCCTTCTTGTAAAGGATGTATCCTTCAAGGGCGTTGCCAAGCTGCTTCGCGTCGTCTTTGCGCCAGGTATCACGCATTGGATATCCGGTTAAATCAGCGATTATCCTGTCACCAGCTGACTTCGGATCATAAGTTTGCTCGGCAAAGATGGCAGCCCACTCTTCTGGTGTGCGTGCCATCATGCTTCGATCTCCTCAAGGGTGATTGGGTCGAGTCGGGGCTGCGTCGCCAACCGCTCGCGATAGCGGGAATCGACGCGGCGCAAGTGCTCCCGCACCAATGTGCGGATGACCTCGGTGGCTCGGCGCCGACGATAGATGTCGGATAGCTTGTCGAAGTCCCCCTCAAAGAGGAGGATCTGGTGTCTTGTGAGCTTTTCGGGACTTTTCATCATGCTTCGCACTCCTTATCTCGGTACAATCCAAACCCTTTGGTCGTCCTCGATCACCCGGAGGTCGTAAAAACCGCCGACCTCACGCCGCGCCGCGTAGAGATGTTGGGCGAGGGCGTTGGGACGTTGGGACTCGATCACTATGCCCAGCGGAGCTTGCGCCGCGCGGGTC